ATGAAACTAACTGATTTAGCTGTGCGTAACGCCAGACCAGACAAAGACAGCAACAAAATTAAAAAACTTCGTGACGGTAAAGGCCTGTATCTCTACGTTCACCCCAATGGCTCAAAATACTGGCGCTTTCGCAAAGTTATCAACGGCAAAGAAACAACTCGCGCTTTGGGTATTTACCCGGCCGTCACGCTTGCAGAAGCCAGGAACGCCCGCGATGAATATCTGGCAAGTCTGGCTAAAGGCATTGATCCCCTGTACACACAAAAACCCCAAATAGTGCTTTTTGAAGATGTCGCCAGAGAATGGCATCGCAGGAAAAAGGGCTGGAGCGAACTACACGCACAAAAAGTTTTAAAAGACCTGGAGAATCATGTCTTCCCCATTCTTGGCAAAAGGCCAATTAACGAAATTACAACCATGGATCTGTTGTTACCTCTACGCAAAATGGAGGATAAAGGGATACTTGAGACGGCATCACGAAACAAGCAGCGAATGAATGCAATCATGCGTTACGCTGTCCAGAACGGAATGATTAAATACAACCCAGCGCAGGAGTTGGGCGGTGCGATAGAAACCAATAAAACCCGTCATCGCCCTGCCCTCCCTCTTGAGCGATTGCCTGAATTGCTGGGAAAAATTGATAATTATCATCACAAGATGAACGGGCGGCTATTAACGCAATTTGCGCTAAAGTTAAATTTATTAGTCTTTATTCGCTCAAGTGAATTGCGTTTTGCCCGATGGAATGAAATTGATTTTGATAAATCAATGTGGGTAATACCCGCAGAGCGCGAAAAAATAGAAGGCGTTAAATATTCATATCGTGGAACGAAAATGGGAACCCCTCACGCCATCCCTTTATCCACTCAGGCAATGCAGCTTCTTGAAGATATAAGGAATATATCAGGTGATGAATTGTTGATTTTTCCCGGCGACCACTACCAGATAAAGCCCATGAGCGAAAACACCATTAACAAGGCGTTACGCCACATAGGATACGATACAAAAGAAGACATTTGCGGTCATGGATTCAGGGCTATGGCCTGCTCCGCTCTGACAGAATCAGGCATATGGACAAGGGAAGCTGTCGAGCTCCAGATGAGCCACAGGGAAAGAAACACCGTTCGTGCTGCTTACATTCACAGGGCTGAACACATGCAGGAGCGTCGCCAGATGTTGCAGTGGTGGGCTGATTATCTCGACTCCTGCCAGACGGCATATGTCGCGCCCTATGATTTTAAGTGGATCAACGAAACAGACTGAACTAACGGCGCTAACTCGACAAACCAAACTAACCCAAGAAACTGAATTAAACTCAAGGCGTGGACAATATGTGGACACGCCGATTTTTTTGCCTTTGAAAATCAATAGAATAAGACACCACTAAAAGCACCTAGTGATTTTTAGCCTCAAAAACAGCTATATCCATTTGATTTTTAATATATTTTCAATTAACAACCAGTGCTTTTGATAAAAATTAGAAAATCAAACAGTTTTACCGATATATTTTTTTGACGCGTGTCACGCTTCCAACTATTTTTTTTGTTTTCAGAGCCCACTATTTCAGCGTTCGCAAGCCATTACACCGTCCAGAAAGGACTTTCCTAGTGCCTAAGGGGTAAGCCAGCAAACCTTTCTGGCACTGACTTGTTGTTATTTGTCGCTTCCAGATGGTTTAAAGTGGTTCCAGATGGATATATCACGCATGGAACAAATCTCACCGCCTATGTCAACCCCTGTTAAAAATCCGCCTGATTTACAAATCCGTTTTTCGTTGTTTATGATTTTCGATGTGCCGTAAGCAACCAGGAAGTACCAAAAGGTTCCGTAATGGGTTGCATAGTTAACACAAAAAACTCATCAGAGTAGACAGGAGGGTGAGATGTCAATACATGCACATTCCAGCAGCAGGCCGACACAAAAGCTAATACGATTTCCTAAAGTTATTGAAATGACGGGAAAATCAAGAACGCGAATTTACGCAGATATAAGATCAGAAGCCTTTCCAAAACCAATCAGAATTGGCCCTCGCTCAATTGCATGGGTAGAGCAGGAAATTATTGATTGGTTAGAAGAAAGAAAACAACAACGTTTTCAGGCTTAATTATTTTCATTAAGCCAGCATGGCGCGCTACGCGCCTGAATATTTCAGATATTAAGAACTTCACAGAATAGAAAATGAATACCTTAATCAAAAACATTACTCCGGTTTTTAAAAACTGCCCGGAAATGACCACGATTGCATCGTGGCCCCGTAGTTTTGTATATCAAAAGGGACAATCTGAAGTCTCTTTGGTTATTCGTCTGATTGATATCATTGCATCAAAATACATGCACAGACACGCCGAGGAATATTGCGATATTACAGGGTATTGCCTGCCGTTAGTGCATAAAATCAGTGATGAAGAGATGCGGGATATTGCGGAAGGTTGCGATATTGCCATTACACGCATCCGGCAAAAAATCCGCGAAGCAGAAAATAAAGTGACTGCTCAGGAAAATAAAATCAGCGAATTGCGTAACGCTCCGTTACAGCCCACGGGTGCTGATAACCCTTATGGTGATCGGTATTCAGTAAAAGACGTTATCGAGCATGAAATGCGTCTGCTTGAAAATGAGAAACGGAATTGCGAAAAGACGCGCGCTGCCTGTGAACAAGCTATACGCCTTATTGGTACAGGGAAAAATCTTTCTCATGATAGCGATAATGCGTGGATTTTTGCCGCTTCGTTTGACGGACTGGAGCGGGAAATAGAGCGCCGCATCAGTCTTTATAAGGGGATTATTTCGGCAGTCAGTGCTATTGTCACTTTGCGTAATGAAGAAATTAAGCACATTCCTTATTCAGTAATGACTAAATACAACCATTTACGGCAGGAATATATTAATGATGCACTACGTACTCTGACGAAGCATTATTACAGCAACGGCAGTGAAACCATCCGCCATGCGATGACGCTACAGGAATACACCGGAATAAGTATGCCACGAATTGAACGGGATGCAGCGACTGCTTTGCTGTCTGCACATACCGAAAAGAAAGATATTGTTTAAGGGGAAATGTATGTTTTTTAATATTAATGACCTGAAAGATAAAGCCGGAAGCGTGCTTGAAAATATTAATATTTCATCTCCGGCGGTGAACGAAAATGAAACTGACATTAATAGCGCGCTTGCAGAAAAAGAGCTTTACGCACGCATCAGCGCATACACACAAAAAAATCCGTTTGTGCATTTTATTTCACCCTCTAACTGGCTCTCCGGGCAAATAAAATACCTGTCAGTTAATCCGCATCAGTCCGCCATTAATCTGATTGGTGATGCGCGCTTATCCACCGGACGCGCAGAGGAAGGACGCTTTAGCCGAGCCATGGATATTAAAGGCTCTCCGATTGAATGCTATGAGATGGACTCATGCGAATATCTCGACTGGATTAACCTGGTTGTGATGGCCAATGTGGCGAATGACGATAAAAACCGCGATGCACTGCTGGGGATTTTGTGTGGCTATCTGACCAGCAAAATTTACTTGGATGATCTGCGGATTGGCTTTAACGGCAAGTCAGCGGCAACCTTCACCACACCGGACACCAGCCCGAACGGCGAGGATGTTGCGCCCGGCTGGCATGAAATTGCCAGGAAGGCCAGCGAAGGGCGACAGATTATCAGCGAGGCCATCACGCTGGGCGCAGGTGGTGATTTTCCGGGGGTGGATGCACTGGCACAGCACCTGATTAAAACGAAAATTCCCGCACAGTGGCAGAACGATCCACGCCTTGTGGTGATGGTGGGATCAGAACTTGCAGCTGCCGAACGTCTGCGTCTTTTCAGCACCGCAAACGGCGCAGGAGATACCGAAGCCGCCAGCGCATGGGGAAGCACCATTGCCGGGCATTTTGCCTTTGTGCCGCCGTTTATGCCGGGTAAACGTCTGGCTGTGACCACACTCCCGAACCTGCTGATTAACATCATTGAAGGGTCTTACCGCACAGAGTTCGACATGAACGAAAACACCAAACGCCTGAACATGCGAGCATGGCGTCATCAGGGCTATGGACTGGCGGATGTTAATCTTTATGCGGCGGTGGATGAAGGGGTGATTACGTTTAATCCGTAATGACTGGATAAGAAAAACGGCCCGCAGGAAAATCGGGCCGCTTATCAGCAAAAGAAAACGCTATGAATCTACAGTTCGGGAATGATTATGATCTTTTTACGTACAGAAATCAATCACTCAGCGCAATCGCGCAAAAATAATTTGCAATATTGCTTGACTCGCTTTTTTGTCATGGCGTATCGTTTGCCCGCACCTCACAAAACGGGTGCCGGGTTTAGCAGCCTGAATACCAAAGCGGGTAGCCGCTATATTTCCGTAATGCGGTTTTTTTGTGCCCGTAATACCACCCTTTCCCGTATTATGGCGGGGCGTAATGGGGAGGCCGTAAGGCCTGCTGGTTTCTTTGGTGCCAGTCTGCTAACCCTGTTACGTCCCGCCACCATGTTTAGCAGCGTGCTGGCGAGACTCCGTAAATTAACCAAAGGAGCCGCCAAAATGGCTATATCAACACGCCCTGATTTTATCTGGCGCTTTATGCAGTGCCACGGTAAAAATATCCGCCTTCATACCGTTACCGCTGCCAGTGAGCGCGAAGCGCGCGCCCTGCTTCCGGCATCCCGTCTGGTCTTTGTTGCCCGTATTCGTGTCCGGGAGGCGTGCCATGTTTAAGCTCCTTATCACCCTGATTAACTGCCAGAACGGCGACGTTCGCCAGTTTGTTCATGCTGAGGAATACCCGACCTGTGACGATGCCTTGTGTGCTGCCCGTCGCATGGAGTACACCCGCGCCAACAAACAGGGGAAATTAACCCACAAATGCACGGTAAACATTATGGAGATGGAGGGGTAACGATGTACGAGATTCATATTAAATTGCGTAATGTGATTACGGGAGAAGAAGAAAACTTCCACACGATACGTAAATATAAATCAAAAGGAAAAGCGGCAAGGGACGCTATCAGGTATACGGAAGAAATTGCGCCGGAATATCAATTGCCAGAAGAAGAACTCACAGTATCAGTGGTAAAGGTGAAGAAATGAAAAGCCGTTCAATATCCCGTAAAAATAATGGCAGTGGTGAAAAACGTTTTTTTGTGCTGGGTTATGCCGTTAATAAACGTGGGTTAACCAAACATGCACATGCAACGGTATACGGAACGGGGCCGGGCGAAGCCATACGCCGCGCAGCCGAAGGGCTGGAAGCGCTGGGAATGACGCATTTCAAGGCGTTGAAGGTGACACAGCTTTCCGCCTGATTCCCGAATTATCCACTGATAACTGAATTCAATTTATATTTCGGCCTTAACGGGTCGGGGAGTTTTTATGTCTGAAAATCAGAATGTCCGCAATATATACAAAAAAGAATACGCTGGCTTTTTCACAGAAGATTCCATTGGCGGTCTTGAGGATGTAATAAATGTTATTGCTCTTTTTTCAGCATTGACAGGTGAAATCAATACCAAAGAGCGAATTGCTGTACAAAGCGATGAAATGGAATCATTAACTAACATTCTTTATCGGGAATTACGAGCGATTAAATCAGGAATGCATCTTTCTGGCGGGATTTTTTCATGGCACAAAGCTGAAGCCGCAGGGATTGCCCAGAAACAAGAAGTAACGAGTAATTAATAAAAACCCCACTGCAAAAGGTGCAGTGGGGGGGGATTTATATATGAAACATAACACCAGAAAAGAGATTATTAACCGTCTTATTCGTGATTACAACTTTAAAGAAGAAAATAACTATCTTCGCTATGGTGTTTGTCCGCAATGTGGAAAGAAGGAACTGTTTACCAGTCTTGAGAGGCCGTACATCGTACACTGTGGCCGCGAAAATAAATGCGGTGCAGACCTGTTGACCAAAGAACTTTACCCGGATGTGTTTTCGTCATGGTCAGATCGCTATATCAGCACGAAAGACGATCCATACGCAGCGGCGGCAGCTTATCTTCAGGAGGCGCGCAATATTGCTGTGGAGCCACTGAAAGGGGCATTTACTCAGGAGCGATACCAGGACAAGGAAAGCGGCGAACAGGCTGCTACTGTGCGTTTTACGCTGGCTGACGGCGTGTGGTGGGAGCGCATCATAGACCGACCGGAACGCTTCGAACGGAAGGCGAATTTTTCCGGCAGCTACAAGGGGCTGTGGTGGGCTTATCCGGGAGCGGATTTAAGCAAGGCCAAAGAAATCTGGATTTGTGAGGGTATCTTTGATGCCATCAGCCTTAACCAGAATGGCATTGCGGCCGTTTCTGTCATGTCTGCCGTGAACTACCCTGATAAGGCGCTGGAAGAACTGGCGAAGCTGTGCGGGGATAATCCCCGTCCGGTTATCGTGTGGGCGCTGGATAACGGGCGTGCAGGTGAGCGTTACGCGAAAAAACATGCAGAACGCAGCGCCGAAGACGGCTGGAGAACGGCAGCGGCGTTGCCAGGTAAAAACAACAATAAACGCGACTGGAATGATTTACACATCGCCGGAAAGCTGCGTGGCCATGATGTGAAAAGATACCGTTATTACGGTGATTTATTGCTGGCGAAATCTCCGAGAGATAAGGCACTAATAATGTTTTCCTTTCGTGAGCGAAAGGAGTTTCATTTTCCCTTTGATAACCGTATTTTCTGGTTCAAGCTGGATATTGAGCGCCATATGAAGGCTGTTGAGCGTGTCATTAATGAGCGAAATGTTGACGAAGATGAAGCGCGAAAAATTGCACTTAAGGAATCCGGTGCAGTAAAAGAAATCGCAAACTGTAACCCGGTGCCGCTTTATTACATTCGAAACAATGACACGGATGAAGCATGGTATTACTTCCGTGTTACGTTCCCGGATGGCACTACGGTAAAAAACACCTTTACATCAGGACAATTAACATCCTCATCTGAATTTAAAAAACGTCTGTTGCACGTAGCAAAAGGCGGCATTTATACCGGAACGACTACGCAGCTTGACGCATTAATAAAAAATGACCTTCCCGCAATAAAAGAGGTTATTGGTCAGGATTTTATCGGATACAACAAGGCCATTGGGGCGTGGTTGTTTAATGATATTGCTGTTTACAAGGGTAAAACTTATGAAATCAATGACGAAGATTATTTTGAAATTGATGGCATAACCGCAAAACCATTAAGCGAAAAACCCACATTACAGATTAACTACAAAAAACCGGATGAATTTACAGCGTCATGGGTGGAAGATCTCTGGCTGGCTTTTGGTGAAAAAGGAGTTATTACCCTGGCTTTCTGGCTTGGGTCACTGTTCAGTGAACAAATCCGGGATAAAGAAGAATCCTTCCCTTTCCTTGAAGTCACCGGAGAGCCCGGAACGGGCAAATCAACATTGATTGATTTTTGCTGGCGGCTGTGCGGTCGTGACAACTACGAAGGCGTTGATCCAACCAAAGGATCAGAAGCGGGCTGGAAGCGCACCTTTGGACAGGTCGCCGGATTACCTGTTGTTCTGATTGAAGCAGACCGGGGAGACAATGCGCAAAAAAGAGGTGCGTTTGACTTCGATAACCTGAAAAGCCTCTATAACGGCGGTGGTATCGGCGTTCGAGGTGTTAAGGCCAACAATAACAACACTTATGACCCGGATTTTAAGGGCGCTATCGTAATTGCGCAGAATGCGCGGGTAAACGCCTCGCCAGCAATTATTGAGCGCCTGATACGCATATACACCGATAAAAAACGCCATTCACCAGATACCCGACTGGCGGCGAGACGGCTGGAACTCTACCCCGTAGAGAAGGTATCGGGGTTTATTCACCGGGCGGTAAGTCAGGAACGGGCGATTATGCAAACGTTCCTGGAAGTGTCGCCAGCTGAAACGGAACGCCTTTGCGGATGCGAAAATATTCGCCATCCCCGTATCGCCAAAAATCACGCGCAACTTATCGCGCTGGTCAGGGCGCTTAAATGCGTTATTGATATCCCGGCTGAATGGCTTGATGCCACATGTCTGGAACTGGAACAAATGGCAACAGCACAGGTTAAAGCGGCGGCGGCTGACTTGCCGGAAATGATGGAGTTCTGGGAGGCGTTCGACTTCCTGGACGGCATAACAAAATACGGCGTAAACCACTACGGCAAGGGATGCCGCGAAGGGATTGCTATCAGTATTCCGCAACTGGCACAGGCAGCCGCCATTCACCGCGTGGAGATCCGAACTGACCGCGAAATGATTGAGTTGCTCGGAGCCGGACGTTCCCGACCTTTGACAGGCCGCAAAACCATTCGTAGTGAGGTCTCCAGACAGGCAAACGCCGGAAGAGGGGTCGCCGAGGCCAGAGAGCCGGAAGTACTGAAATGCCGGATATTCAGTTACAAGGAGGGGCGTTAAACATGCCGATCAGAAAGATGCATGATGGGCGGTGGCTGCTCGATATCAGGCCATGCGGACGTAAAGGGAAGCGCATCAGAAGAATATTTGACAAAAAATCGATAGCTGCAGCAACTGAACGGTACATCATAGCGAACGCCGAAAAGCGCGAGTTTATACAGGGCTATCGCGACCGGAGAACGCTTAGCGATTTACTGGAATTGTGGTGGGTCTATCACGGCCAGCACAGGCGGAAGGCAAATACGGATAAACAGCAGCTTGGCAAAATTATTAATGAGCTTGGGGCTGACATGTTTGCGGTAGAGCTCGACAAATTAAAAATCATTGCATGGCGATCACAGAAAATTGCGGAAGGGCTAAAGCCGTCCTCAGCAAACAGATATATGAACAGATTATCAGGGATGTTTACAGCCCTGAAAAAGATCGGTTTGTGGGATGCAGAACATCCTGTTCGCGGTATTCCTGTTCTTTACGTAAAGCAGCGGGAGATGGCCTTTTTATCAAAAAACGAGGTCACATTGTTGCTTGACAGACTGAATGGAGATCAACGAAGGGTTGCGCTCTTGTGTCTTTGTACCGGAGCCCGCTGGAGTGAGGCCAGCAGATTGTATGGAGAGCAAATAGTTCATAATAGAATAACGTTTCTGGAAACCAAAAACGGTAGAAAAAGAACGGTGCCTGTGTCGCAGGAAATATGTGCTGCCGTAAAAACAAAAGAAACCGGGCGACTGTTTGATGTGAAGTACAGAGAGTTTTGCCGGGCATTAAAAAAAATAAAACCCGATTTACCGAGGGGGCAGGCTGCGCATGTATTGCGGCATACATTCGCCAGTCACTTTGTGATGAACGGTGGCAACATTCTTGCGCTACAAAAAATCCTTGGGCATGCGACAATTCAGCAGACTATGGCATACGCACATTTTGCACCGGATTATCTGGCAGATGCTATGAGATTTAACCCGGTAGCCAACATAGTGATCACCGAAGAAAAAGAGCCAGCAGAGTAACCCACAGAACGCTACATTCACAGCAAAAGAGGTCAGTTTTCCACTGGCCTTTTTTGTTGGCCAGAACCAACGGTAACAGCAATGCAATGGTGGCCATATTGCAGCGGTGTCGTCATCAATTTTTTTGCTCTCCCTCCCCTGATTATCAGAAAGGGTCAAACAGTGGCGAGGCACATTTAAATTACAGAGTGTTAATGAGAGTGATACAGAGTAAGTGAGTTTAATTAACATTTTAAAGGGTCGCGCTAAAGTCCGGGGGGGGGGTGCGCAAAGCGGTTACAACGGTTACAAATTTAAAATCACTTATTTTTATATTATATATCAACACATTACAACTGGTCCGATGAGTTACAAAAGCGGTTACAACGCGGTTACATGTAACCGTTTTGTTAGGTTACAGGCGGTTACAAGTTAAGTTTTTAACTGATTGATAATAAATAACTTTCTGAAACCTGTAACCGTTGTAACCGCAGTGTAACCGCAAAGCGGTTACAAACAATATCCATTAAAATCATATTGTTATGTGGCGTTTTTTGGGGTTGTAACCGTTGTAACCGCTTTGCGCACCCCCCACCGGATTATGAGAGAGAGCCTTAAAATCACTGGTACGACCAGCAACATAAAATCAACACAATAAAACTGAATGAAATGACTGTTACCCCCCCGTGATGACGGGTAAAATCAGGTCAGGCAAACCGTGTTTATTCAGGAGGTGTCAGAGTGCGCAGACAGAAAGCGCGGTGTTTTTGTTGCGGCGAACGCGCAGTGATTGAGAAGACCTTCTGGAAAGATGATCGCTTTGCAGATGTTTATTACCGTTGCAAGCGTCTTGAGTGCGGGCATACCTGGGTAATGAATCTGACCTACTCGCACACGCTGACCCCCAGCGGACTGGAGAACGGCGTGTTGAAGCTGTTGATCGAACGAATGCGCCCGGAGGAAAAGCAAATGGCGCTGGAACTACTGCAGGCCTGAGGATACCAGCCAAAAGAAAACCCGCAGCTTTTACACGGCGGGTTTGTGATGTTCATGACTGCAGATAGGGTGCCGTTCCGGCCTTTACCCTGGCAACCGATTGACGGGGAAGTTGACTTCCCCGTCGCGGTTCCTTACTGTGTAGACTTACATTGTAAGAATGCCGCAATTTCCGTTCCTGCAAACCTGAATCGCAACTCACAAGGTGATGTGTGGAGGATCCAGATTATCGCTACTGCGGTTAAACACAGTAGCAGGGTTTTTAACGGAATTTGCGTCATAGCGCTTGCTCCTTTGTCGGGGAGGCGCTAACCTTTCTACTTGCTAAGGTAAGAAGTGTTAGGGCCTCGGGTTAACGTAATTGTTGACTCGGGGCCTTTCCACATCCGGCCTTCGGGTATTCCCTCCGACCATCAGCCGAAAGGCACCCGCGGCGATTCTAGCCTGGTTGCCATACCTGCATCAATCACCCGCTACGCCGCTTTACCACTCGCAAATCCGCAACACAACGCTACTTTACGTCGCCATGTCTGGCATTTTACGTCACCTCATCGCACTGCGTTTTATTCGCCCCTTCCGCCGTTCTGCTTCTCCCTGTTGTGAAGTTTTTTTCAGTTTCATTTTGTTCACTGTCTGCCGTCAGGGCGCGTCACGTCTGGATTTTCGCGAAATGCTGCCGGGCGTGAAATTCTGCCATCAGGGAAAACAGCCTCACGTAAAGTATTAAAAAGCCTTAAATATCATGAAAATACTCACGCGCAGCACAAAAACAGAACTGAAAATCGGGAAGAAAAATTGCAAAAAATTTCACTGAATGAAATTTTGCATTTGTGTGAATCCCCAGTACTGGCGCACCCTGCCCGCCATTTTTTCACACCAGAAAACTGAAAAATCATTTCGACACGAAACCCGCGGGTTGGAGGGGGTAGCGCGGTTTACGTCACCTCACGTTTTACGTCACGCCGTTTACGCGGCGTGTGCACGCAGCGCCAGAACGGCACGCAGAAAGCTGATTCGGGAGAAGATATGAAAATGCACGGCCTGAACCGTGCGTTAATCAGAGCGCGTTTTACGCGGTTTTATGCGGGGCGTTTATTCAGACCAGACCGTAGTCATTTGCGGTCGATTCGTCGTTGCTGGCAAAGCTGGCAGCTGCCTGAGTCATGGCTGATTTTAGCGGCGATGCTTCTGCTTCAAGCAATGTCCTGAGCTGGCTTAGTGGAATGCGCTGGCTGAACTCTGACAGCCCCTCGCTAAAGCTAAATTGCTTTGGTGACGCATCACCACATGCGATCCATGCGAAGTCCTCAGCATCACCACGCCGCTTTAACTCAAAGAAGCACGGGAAGTCAAACTTCTGGCAGAAACGCTTAGCTCCGTCGAGAGTGGAGAAGTAAGCCGCTTCCAGTCCGCCCTGTTCGTCGGGCATAGCGACCACATACCTTACAGGCGCACGCTCTTCCAGTTCCTGTGCAATTCCGGCGCAGAACGTCGGCGTGTAGCCACTGTTCGCAATCCTGTTCATCGCTCCCCGCCAGCCGAATGGGTTGTTTTCTGGTGTGCCGGCTCTGGTGTCGGTGCCTGTGAAAATAGTTTTATTGCTCAT